TACACGTTCATCATTTAAGTTATAAAAACTTTATGAATGAAGAAATGACAGACTTACAATTATTGTGCTATGCTTGTCATAAGACTAAACATCCTAATAAAGAAATGTAATATGAAACTAAAACGCATAATAGAAATACTCCTCCCCTTCACCCTTATAAGCTCAAAGAACAAAGAAGCTAAAGAACCCCTGTGGTGTAAACCTAGACTAAAGATCTACACTAAACGTAAGGTTTATGTAATTTGTAAGAAGATAAAGAACACATATTTATGAGTTTATCTCAAAATATAATTGAGGAAATGGATAGAGTTAGACGTTATTGCCAAATAGGAAACTCTATTCGCAAGAAAAATAACCTACCAACATCCTTAAGATTAAATGAGGTTCAAGTAGAAGAAACTGGAAAGGACTTCCTTTGTAAAGAACTCTTACAATTAATTGCAGATGAATTGAATTGTTGGGAAATTAATCCCTTTATCTTACATCAGGCTGGCGAAAAATGGGAAACAGTCACAGAGAATGGATTGACCCTATCATTAAGATTAGATGTTCTTCCTCATTGGAAAGCAGAATATGACAAAAACAGAGAATACAGAAAGAATATTAGGGAAGAACAGAGAGCTGGAACATACAATGAGGAGACCTATAAAAAATATAAAAATACCTAAAATGAACATTCAAGAAGCACAAGCTAAAGCACAAGAAGTAGGTCACTGTTTATGTCATCTTAAATTACCCTGTCCTTGTCCAAACTATGAAGCAACAGGATGCTGTCAATGTGCTGGACAATGCGAGGAATAATAACTATGCCTAAAAAAATGGAGGCTGCTCTTAAAAGAGAAGCTAAAAAGAAAGGACTAACTGGTAAACGAGCAGGTGCTTATGTGTACGGAGCACTTCGTAAAACTGGCTGGGCTCCTTCTACACAAAAGAAAAAGAAATAATATGAAAATTAGAACTATACGTTCTATTCTGGCAAAAGAAAAGATAAATGAAAAAGGGTTAAAATACTACTCAGACTATGATGCGGTTTATTATTATCCGTCACCAATAGATATTTGGAGATATTTAAGAGGATATTATAGTAGTTGTCATTATAGTTGTAGTGATGGATCTATTGGTTATGTTTTTCATTGTAAATACGACACAATAAAAGATAAAAATCCCATGATGAGGATGCTTGTTTACGCGTTTTATTATTTAAAATTAAGAAGTTGGATTGAAAAATCATATGGATAAAAGAAAACCTTGCTAAAAAGAAGGCCACCTAAACGGTGGCTTTTCTTCTTGCTCTAAAATCACTCATCCATTTCCTAGCTTTCTCAGTAGTATAATATTTCTTCCAAGATCCTACTTTACGGCTCTTATGTTTTTCTAGGATAGAAGGATTAACAATGAAGTTAATAGTTCCCAAACTCACTCCGTATTCTGAGGCAAGCAAGCCTCTGTTTTTTTGTCCCGATTCGTACCTGTTTCTTATCTCGGCTTTTTGATCAATGGTTAGCTTAAATCTCAAGTCTTTGTATTCACCCATATAGTTTTTAAAATTAAAAAATTACGTTCTCTTACATTTTAACTGAAAGCCTACTCTATGCACTCAGATTGGGTTGCTAAACTTATTTTGACGCTCTTATGTTATCCTGTACGTATAAGTACATTATAAGACAACAAAAAAACCGACCTACATGCCCTGCTCATGTTTGTCGGTTTAATTTTACGTTTGCCTTTAAAGGCTGTCGTTTTATTTCTCCGTTTGTTTTACTTTCCGCATTTGAAACAATAGCTATTTTCTTTTTTGCTATCATTACAGCGTGGACATCTCGTTTCCTCTTTTCGCTGTTTGGCTTTTGGGAAAAAATCAGTCTTACCGCTTTTTATTACTTTGCTATTATCAAGTATCAATTCAAAAGTATCTTTGTTTTTGCGTAATTGTATAAACGCAAAGACTTCTCTGCCTTTTTCTGTTAGTACTTGATACATAGTTTCAATGTACTCATTCCCACCTTTGCCAACAGCTTTGCCTCTTTCGCTTGTTGTTGTTGCGTATAGTTTCATATAGTTTTGTCCTTTCTATTTTCTTCCAGCCATTTTTTGGCTTCCTGACATTTTTTATTTAGCGGTGCATAGATGTTAGATAATTCGCTTTGTCTTTCTGTGATTAGTGTTTCAATAAATTTTTCATTTGAAACTTCTTGCAACTCCTTGTTTGTCCATCTAAATTTCATATTGTTAAGATACAGGGGAAGCAGGATTAGTCTGCTTTATATGCTCCACAAAGTTTATGAAGCATAAAAACTGGCTACAGTGTTCTATATCTCTGTCCATTCTCTTGCCATTCTTTTCGTTCTTCTTCGTCTAGACAATTGTAAAGTGTTGCAAATACCATATCCATTCCGCAACCGTCTACTTTTAAACCATAATCAAATATATATTTTGTGCCTTGTTTAACTTGACCACTTTTAATTGTCTGGCTGATCTCGCCAATTGCACAAGTGATATTTTGGATTGTTGGCTCATTGTCTTTAAATTCTACAATGCGATAGAACAAAATTCGCCTAGACATTCCACTGGGTGCTACGCTTTCAACGTGTGCATATATTTTACCAGCGATGATATCCTCTTGTATTGTTGTGATATCCATTAGTTTATATCCCCACTTGTCGCAACGTGCAAGACGTGAGCAAGTGTTGATCTTAATTTTTTATCGCTTACAACTACTTTTTTGTGCTTTGCATCTTTTCTATACTCATTCATTTTTTTAGAATAAAATAGGGGATGCTGTTCGCCAAAGTTTTGTATTGTTCTGCAATTCAATTCATTTGTCTTTTTCATATTTATTTAGTACAATCGCCAGTCTCGTATTGAGCTTGGCTCTTGCAACAATAGCCAGCAATCTGCGGTTGATTGTGGCATAAATTATTTATTCCGCCCTTTGTCGTTTGATGTGTGAATGGCTGTAAATTCATAAAACCGCACCAACCAAGATAAAAGAACAGCCCGATTGCGAACCAAACGACCGATAGTCCGCAGTGCATTGCAATATTTTCTTTATTCATATTACTTGATGTTAAAAATTAAAGCCCATATTTTTAGGAACATGGAAACCTGCTTCGCTTTACAGATCATAGTTTTGTTATTAATTGATTATAATATACTTTGCCAGCTTGCCGATACTTTAGACCTACTCGTGATATATTCATATACTTTCGTTCTTTTTGTTGTCGAGCAAGCCAGCTTGTATATTTGTTTATTCTATTCTCTCACAACTTCATTAATCTGTCAAGTACTATTATATCATACAGTTATCCACACCCCTTTATTTCATTATAGCAGTATAATCCCCACCGCTATAATGAGAGAATAATTCACTTGTAGTCATTCCCTCGCCAATGTGCCTTGCAACCCATTTATTAAGAGTTTGCATTTCTTGATCATGATTGTCAAAGCATGTTTTTTTGATATCATATCCAATGCAGTTCACTTTGCCTATATTCTCACAACGCTTGAGGCAATTTTTGCCCTCGCTAGACTCATTGTGATAAATAGTGTTTGAGATGTCAAAAACGCTTAGAGAGGAGTTTTGAGATTCTGAGAGCATTTTAGACTGTTTAGCTTCTGCTTGATATACAATAACCTCTTTTGTCTGAAAAACGCTTAAAAAGTCATTTTTAGCTATATACCAGTATCCCCCGACTAGTATATATTCTACTACTACAACAGCTAATGCAAGCTTTTGGGCTTCTTTTAGCTGTTTTTGATAAAAAAGCTTTACTTGAGCCTTTTTAACTTTATACCATACACGCATAGCTTTGTTTAGTGTCACCCGACACCATTTAATAATTAGCTATGCTTCCATTATACACCCATTAAAGAAAAATGTCAAGCACTATTATTCAATGTTTCTAAAGTCCACTAAAAAACGCTTAAGGAGTTAGAATTTATCAAAAACGCATATAAAGAGATAATAAAATCATATAGTAAATAGGATCAAAAAACGCATAAGGAGATAATGGAAAATAACCATATATAAGAGAGAATAAACAAGTAATAGGATAATAGCTTATTATAGGCATAATGATATTAAACCCTACTAGTTTGGTAGGGATTAGAATATAGGCAATAAACTACTAGGCAATAGAATATGGTGTATATATAGACCTTACAAACACATTGAAAACACAAACATTTTACATAATTGCTATGTTATTGCATAAGCAAGACATAAATAGACAGTCGTACATCATAGATTGTGCGACACTACATCATAGAATGGCTTAGGATAGGCAATATATAGCACCATATACCCCTTAAAATTCACATATAGTATAAAAATGATACTAAAATGATCCTGAAACAGACGGGGGAGGGGGAAGGTTAACGGGGGGAGGAGTCCCTTAACGTAAAAATTTACTAACCCACACATAAATAATCTAATTTTTCCTAAAAAAGTATTCCAAACAAGCCAAAATAATTTTTTGGTAATTTTTTTTATAGTCAAATTAAGACTAAGTAGAGCCTTAAAAACAGAAGTAAGCCAAAACAACTTGACAAAAATGAAAAAATGTGCTATAATTATGGTATGAGATTAAAGGATATCCCTTATTACGAGCCGTTAAATCGTGAGCAGGTAGAATACCTTCTGGTTTTGGGAGCACTTAAGAAAAGACAAAATAAGGTAGCTATTAAGGGCTTAAATAAGCCTACGAAAAAGTGGAATTTGCAAGAAATTGAGCTGTACCGAATTAAGGGTATGGAGGTACCAGCTTAGTTCATTTAAATCAGGAATGGCTGAATAATCCTCTTGATAGGAGGATAAAGCGTAGTGGGTTTCGTAAACGAGACCACTGGCAAGTGCCGACAAATGCTTCAAACTACTATCACGGCACATGTGGAGGTTTATCCGCGGTAATGTTTACCTCCGCTTCCTGTTTTAAGTGAATTAAACAACATGCAAGATACACGAGGAGGATATAGGCCAGGTGCAGGACGAAAACCAGGATCTAAGAACATAGTCGCTCTTAAAAAAGCGATACTTGAGTATACTTCTCCACAAGAACTCAAGAACATGGTGGAAAGAGCTAAGAAGTGGACTAAAACTGATAGGAAGATGCTTCAGTGGTATCTAGAGATGGTTTTCGGTAAGCCTAAGACTGCGGAAGGAGAAGGACCCAAAAGTGTCACTAACATCGCTTACTTCCTAGATAAGTTAGAACAAGAGAAATTAGAGGGACCACAAGAACCTAAGCCTTATTTTGTAGGAGATATACCAAATGGATACACAACTACCAATGGATTCCAGACTACTGGACAAATTATGGAGACTAAGACACCTATATACGATCAAGGACAGGAATCAGAACAGGATACAGTTCAAGCCTAATAGGGCACAGGAGCACTTTAACGCTAACAAGCACTGTCGAAACATCATTCTTAAGTCTAGGCGTTTGGGTTTTACAACCTTTGAGGCGATAGACATGTTAGATGATACGTTGTTTTCCAAGAACTTCTCTGGACTCATCATTAACTATGAGCGTGGAGAGGCTATTAACATCTTTAAGGAAAAAATCCAATTCGCTTGGATGAACTTCCCTGACGAACTTAAGAGCCTCTATAGACTTGACTCAGAGCAAGCTGGTCGCCTTACATTCGATTTTGGAGACAAGACAACTTCTAGCATTGCTGTAGCTGTCTCTGGTCGTGGTGGATCAAATAACCGAATCCACTTGACGGAATTGGGTAAGATGGCCAAGAAGTATCCTTCTGATGCCCAGGAATTTATTTCTGGAACAATACCTTCAGTGCCACTTAGCGGACGAATTGACATCGAGTCAACTGCTGAAGGACAAACTGGACTCTTTTACAAGATGTTTTGGGATGCGTGGAACAGAAAAACTGAACCACAAACCACAGAATTTAAAGCACACTTTTACAATTGGACTTGGGACGATGAAGAAATCTCTAAGGTACGGGTTAATATCCCTGTTGATGAGATGGAACAGTCCAAGGTCTTTAAGTCATACCAAAAGAAACACGAACTGACAGACCAGCAGATTACTTTTTATTACTTGAAGTGGCTGTCATCTGAAAAGGACTGGAACACAATGCATCAAGAGTATCCAACTACTCCTGACGAAGCCTTTGTAGGTTCTGGTCATCACATGTTCGATTCCAATCAGTTAGATGAAATGATGAAGCGGGTTAAGACTGGACGGGTTGAAGAAGATTGGATTTTTTATGAGCCACAGATAGAAGGACATCGGTACGCTTTAGGGGTTGATGTGGCTGAAGGGGTTGGACAGGACTCTTCTACTATCGTAGTTGTAGATTTCACAGAAAAGAAACCAACCGTAGTAGCAGAATTTGAATCAAAAAAGATAGCACCAGATATCTTAGCTTACGAAGTTAAGAGAGGTGCAACTAAATATAATGATGCAATCGTAGCCGTAGAAAGAAACAACCATGGACACACTACAATTGCAACTCTTAAAGGGATTTATCCTAATTTATATACCGAGGTTAGAGAAGATAAAGTGTCTGATACGGTCACGGAAAAATTAGGATGGCTGACAACTGGTGCTTCTAAACCAAAAATGCTTTACGAACTAAAAGAAGCATTGAACCAGGGTAATTTAGAAATACCATCTAGGTACATAATTGAAGAATTAAGATCTTACGATAAAGAGGATTTAAGCGTTACAAAGTTTAAACCTGACCAGACAAGACACTGGGACAGACTCATGGCTTTAGCAATCGCTTTCCAAATGGCACCTTTCGCTTTCGAAGAGGAAGCAGAAATCATTGACCATCCTCAAGACAAATTTTAGATGAATCCCGATAACGTAATTGAAGAAATAAGAAAAATACCTGGAGTAAAACAGGTTGAATATTTTCCAAATTTTTCTAGGAATACTTTTGATTTTGTGTTTAGAAATGATAACGATGAAAGACTTGGTGTCGGTGTTAAGGCTAACCTAGAAGATTCATTGTGTGAAAATGGTTCTGTTATAAATAGTTTATTTGACATAAATTTCACTTTAAATGGAAAAACAAGATAAAAAATATAGCGATAGCGTATCAAAGTTCCTTACTTTCATAAGCACCAATTCGCTAATGACGATTAACCTAACAAATCAGGTTAGTTATGACCAGAGAACTGTCATTGAGGAAAATATTCTTGATAAGAATTTTAAGTTTTCAGTTCCTTATTACTCAGATGGTTCAGAGAAGGTTTACTTTTCAATACCATACATCATAGCAGATGCTACTTATAGAAATACTGACATGGACACTAAGGATGTCCAGGTTAAGTGTGACAATTACAGTGCTATCGGATGGATCCCGCTTATCAAGGGTGCTGTTAAAAATTACTTAAAAGTCTACAGATTTGATGAGGTGATGAACGACATCAGGAGAGAGATGATTGATATGGGACATGTCATAACCAAGGAGGTTATGGGTGAGACAAAGATTGTTAATCTACTTAACATTGTGCGACCTGCCGAAATAATGGACCTTCAAGACGGAGGACTGGCAGAAGCAACATATCTCACTTATGAACAACTTGAACTCAATAAAGAAGAATGGGAAAAGAACTGGAAAAGGATTGAAGAACTCAAGGGTATTATGGACTCCCAGCAACGCAAGACATATAGGATTTACGAATGGTGGACTGTGGATGATTTTGTGGTTGGCGGAGAAACAAAAAGAACGAAAGGTTGCATTAAGTTCCTTGACTGCTCAATGTTCGATGCAACATTATCTGATACGCCAGATAATTGGACTCCATATTTGGAACTTGAAAGATTCGCTTCTCCATATACTGAAAAAGTTCAGAGCAAAAAAGAACTCAAAAGGTTAAAAGAACTCGGATTAATTGAGGGGAAAGACCAGAAAAGAATTTATCCATACGAAGAAGAAAGACTTGTAAAGGTCAATGGTCGTTGGATGGGCATGGGTTATTACGAACTCCTTCGCAACGAAGGAAAAGCCTTCCAAAAGACGATGAATGAGAAACTTCGTTATGACGAACTTCTGCACAAGGGAGTTATTGTTCATACGAAAGCTCCATTCGCTTCTAAGGGAACTGGTAGAGGAATTGAATCTGACGTTATCAATAGGATTCAGACTGGAACCATGATTTCTATTAAGTCTGGTGAGAAATTGGACCGCTTAAATCTTGGTTCTTTAACTGCTGACTTTCTGGCAACAGCCGAGGCTTGGTTTAAGTTAGCTCGACAAAAGGTTGGAGTTAGTGAAACTGCTCTCGGAGACAGGATTCCATCGTCTACAACTGCTACAGTTGGAGTTTTGAACGAAAAACAGTCTAAAAACGCTTTCGATATAGTAAATGAACAACAAGGTCTTTTCTTTGAGAAACTTTTCTCAAGATTTAAGATTGTTGAAATTTTAGAAGAAATTACAGAAGACGAGTGGACACGCATAATTGGCAATCCAGAAGAACTTCAAAGACTAGAAGAGCCATTTATCGAGAACTACATCAACATGGCAGTGGCAGAAGCCGCTAGAACTGGAAAATTTGTTCCCCAAGGATCGACTATGCCACCAGAGGAAATGGACAAACTTAAACAAGCTGTCCAGATTCTTAGAGGACGACAAGGTGAAGCAAGATTCGCACAGTTTAAAAAAGCTATGCTTGCTGATTTTGACTTCAATGTATCATTCTACTTTGATGATAGACCATTTGACAAACAAGTTATTCTCAATTCTATCCAGGACACGATTAATACAATCGCTGGTAATCCAATGAGCGAAATTGATTCAAACAAACTTATAGAAATGAAGGCTGATATTATGGGACTTGATGTTGCTTCTATCAGAAAAACTCCACAACAGATTGAACAAGATAGACAAGCAGCAATCGCAGCTCAACAGCCAGCAGGAGCAGTTAATCCAATAGAAATGCCTGGTAAATCGTTTGGGGAGGCTAATCAAATGAAAGCAATGTAATGGATAGAGATGAAAAAAACCAAGAACTTTTTAGAACCGCCTGGAGAGCATCCGATTTTTATGACTTTGTTCGTACTGTTATTACAGAAGAAATGAACACCTCATATTTGGCAGAAGCTATGGCTAAGAGATACGAAATGAACGAACCAATGTCAAATGAAGAAATTGGAGAACAGGCCAGGATTGAATACCAAATAAAACTTAGACTGCAAAATATCCTTGATACACTGGAGTAATATGCCAACTGGATTATATCAACACAAAGAAGTATCTGATGAGACAAAGAAAAAGATAAGCGATACTTTAAAGCGTAGGATAGAAAATATGTCAGATGATGATAGAAAGAAACTTCAGATGAGTCTTTCTGGAAAAAATAATCCGATGTTTGGAAAGAAGCATTCTGAAGAAACAAGAAAGAAAATGAGTGTTTCACATATTGGACAAAAAATATCTCAAGAAACAAAAGATAAGATTAGTAAAGTTGTTAAGGGGAGAAAACATACTGAATACTCTAAATTAAAAATGTCACTTGCACAAACTGGAAGAAAACATTCCGAGGAGTCTAAAAAGAAAATGAGTTATTCAAGAAAAATGCTTGGAATTTATGGAGAAAATCATCCAATGTGGAAGGGTGGAGTATCAAATGAAAAATATAATTTACAAGATTGGACAGAAACTCTAAGAAATTCAATAAGGGAAAGAGATAACTTTACATGTCAAGAGTGTGAAATACATCAGGATGAATTAAATAAAAAATTAGCAGTTCATCACATAGATTACGATAAGTTGAATTGTGACCCAAAAAATTTAATAACATTGTGTACCAGTTGTCATTCGAAAACAAATTATAATCGAGAATATTGGATAGAATATTTTAAAGACTTTCTCCCTACTCATAATTGTGAGTAGAGAGTAATTCTTAAAAACCAAATCAAATGGATGTATTAAGCCATGACGAAGATGAGGTTATAACTGACCCATCAAATCAAAATGGAGATACTGACGATGACGATTTAAAGTTCTTAGACGAAGAAGACTTTAAAGAAGAACCAACGGTCTCCGACAACGAAGAACAATCTGGTTCTATCGAAGCGTTTAACGCAGAGATGAAAAAGAGAGGTCTAAATTATAACTTTAAATCATGGGACGATGTCGCTAAAAGCCAAAAGCAAAGAGACATTGATTTCGCAAAAAAAGGCGTGGAAAAAGCTAAAGACGAGCCAAAGAAGGAAGAAGTTAATTCAAATCCTTCGGACAGACTTCTTATTAAGGAGCTTCAACTAAAAATTGATGCACCAGAATCACAATATGTGATTGACGAAATTAAGAAGGAACATCCAGGGCAAGATCCTTATGAAATTTGGAATGCTTCCGAATATTATAAGAAAGAAGCTTCTATCCGTGCTGAAAACGAGCGAAATAAACAAAGAATTGCAAACCCTTCTGGCAACTCGGAAGGCAAACAAGAGGAAGACGGAATGAGTCAAAAATTCATGAAAAACTTTCCTCCTGGTTTTGAACAGGCTATGAAGAAAATGAAAAAAGCCTAGAGTTCTAACAAACTAAATAATTAAAAAAATGGACTTCAAATTAAGAAATGGTGAACAAGTCCGAACTGTTAAAGCTGTAAAGGCTTCTGCTACTGTTATTGAAGCTGGAGACCTAGTTGCTTTGAGTTCTGGTCTTATCATCAAGGCTGTTGCTGGTTCTACTGCTATCGCTTGGGCACCATCTGGTGCTGGTGATGGTGAAACACTTGTAGACGTAACAGTTGGAAACGATTTCGAATTGGTTGGAACATCTGATGCTGCTTTTGCTGTAACCGATAAGGGAGCAGAAGTAGATATGATTGTTACTAGCACGGTTCAATACGTTGACCTCGGAGAATCCACAACGGATGTTTTCAAGGTTGCTATTGACCAAAATGCTGGAACAGCAAGTTCTACCGCTAGTGTAGTTGTAAAAATTAACAAACCGTTATTTTAGGTCTTAAAGAATCCTAATACTAACCTACTAAAACTATGTCAGATTATGCGTACCACGCAGTGAAAGGGGTCAAGGAATCTTTTGACCTTGCCGCTGCTGCTTCCATCCTTGAATATAAGGATGCTCGCATATTTGCTTTCGAAGACACTCAAGAGTGGACAGAAATCTACAATGCCACTGAGGGTCTAACTGGAGCAAAAGAATTGTCAGATGCAGAAACACCTCCAACACTCGATGAAGAGGAAGGATATCAAGTGTCTCTCTCTAACAAACGATACGGTGCTGCTATTGAAATCACCGAAACCGACCTGATGAAGGCTGGTGATAGCACAACCATGATTGATAAATTCCTTGAAAGAAAAAGGAACGATGTTCTTACTGATGTAAGAAACTACTTCCTAGAAGACATCTTCCTGATGTTGAATGACGCTTTTTCAGGAACTTATTTCTTGGCTCCTGATGGAGCTGCACTATGTGCAACCCATACTTATCGCTCAACTTCTACTACTTTCGCAAACAATGTAACGACTGTCTTCGGACAAGACGCTATTGATGATTTGGAAGAATACGGTGGAGCTTTCCAGGATGCTACAGGAAAACCACGACCACTTACTTTCGATACAATTATCGTAAAGAAAGGGTCTGATGCTGCACGAGAAGCTAAGAAACTTTTCGGAATGTACAATATGACTCCTACGTCTGTTGCTGATATTAACATCTATGAGGGTAGCTATACTCTTATCGAAACTCCTTATATCACAACGACTAACAAGAAGTTTTGGTTTGCTGTTGCAAGTCGAGAAAAGAATCCTCTCTATGTTGGTATCTCAAAGATGCCTTCAATGAATGAACCAATTAAACAGAATAACGAAGCTGTTCGTTCTAATGTCACTGGATATTGGAAACGTGGCGTTCGCTGCTTGCCTATTGGTCTTTATGGATCTACTGGTGCTGCGTAAAGTCTAACGACTTTAAATAATAAGGGTTGGCCTTAGGGCCTTCCCTTATCCCTTCGGGGTACTGCCCAGGCGTAATTCCTGGGACTAGAAAAATAACATTATGCATACAAGAAAAGTCGTAGCAACTGGTGGTGGACTTTGGATTAAGAAGTCTGACGGAACAATGGTTGAAGTTGTTGACGAGAACGGATATTGGGTTGGTCCAGATATTACATCTACCTCTCCAAGTTCATCTGCTTCGTCTTCTGCTTCAAGTTCAGCCTCAACATCTCCTTCATCTTCCGTTTCTACATCACCTTCAAGTTCTCGTTCAAGTTCGGTTTCTTCTAGCCCTTCGGCTAGTTAATCCATAATCCTAAAAACCTATGACCCAAAAATATAAGTGGGTAGCAACGAAGGATGGATATTGGATTGAAGAACCAAACTCAAGAAAATTAAGACAAGTAATAGATGAAAATGGATATTGGTGTGGAAGAAGAGTAGTTTCTACATCTGCAAGTTCTTCAGCATCTAGCTCGGTAAGTTCTTCACTTTCGGTGAGTTCTTCAGCATCTAGCTCGGTAAGTTCTTCAGTAAGTTCTTCCCCTAGTACGTCAGTGTCTACTTCACCTTCGAGTTCTAGAAGTACATCTGTATCTAGCTCTATTAGTTCATCTAATTCTGTTAGTACATCGGTGTCTAGTTCAATTAGCTCCAGTGCTTCAGTTAGCACCTCAGTGTCTAGTTCTCCTAGTTCATCAAGAAGTAGCTCAGCCTCTGGTTCACCAAGCTCTTCAGTATCTACTTCACTTAGTGGTTCACCTTCGAGTTCAATCTCAAGTTCTCCTTCAGCTAGTTAAAATTGAATATTTTCTCAGTCCATCCTATGTGCGGATAGCCATAAGGGCGTGGACTGGAATAAATATTTAAAACAAAAAATATGCAATTCTTCTTACACAATGGTCAGTGGTTAAACACAGAACAGATTAAAAAGGTTAGAGAAAAGGAAAGAAAAGAAAAAGAAGCCTTTTGTATGTGGTGCATTTCAAAGTCAATGAGGCACATGAAGAATTGTCCGACTCGCTTACCAGATTTTGACCCAAACACTTATCCAAAATTGACGGTAGAAGAGCGTGATGAATTGATTAGACTGAGGGAAGAAGAAGAAAACAAAAGCAACATAGTCAAAATACAAACAGAAGAAGTTAAAGAAGAAATAATTAATAACTAAAAAAACATGAAAGTAACAAAAGGCACTCCAATAGATGGAGTAACAGTAACAACGGTAACTGGGCCTATTTGTGTCAAAAACGCAAAAAGGCTTACTTTCCAATTTGAACGAGCAGGTCATTCAAGTGGGAATGTAACCTTTAGCATCCAAGCAGCACTAGACTACGCTGATGGAGGAGATTTTATACCATATGTAAATATGATCTCCAATGACCCGAATAATCATTCCCAGACCAAAGAACGACAAATAACAGTTCAATTAGGTGCAAATGACACTCAGTTCTATGCCCTTGATTTGGAAAACTTCTGTTATGAATACATCCAAATTAAAGCAGAAGAAACTGGTGTAGGAACAAACACCGCTAAATACTTAATGGTATCGTAATAAAATGGATCTATCAACATTAAGATCTAGAGCGAGAAAATATACAAAAACAAACGCTACCAATTATGTTAACGCTGATTTAGACGAGGATATAAACATCGCATGTGGAGAAGTTCACATGATGATTCTCGAAGCCGAAGGATATAAGAACACTGGCGGTGGATTCAAGGTTATTGACCATGAAAATACAACCTCTTTAACAGAGGGTGAACTTGGTTATAACGGGGAATATCCATTTGACAGTGATATGCTTCGCATCGAAGAAGCTCATATTAAGTATGGCTCAACCGATGATTACTATCCAGCAGAAATAATTGATAGAAGTGAAGTAGGTTCTGAAATGTTTAATGATAACGAGACTTTTGACCAAGCATCTCCAAAGATATTTATTTTTAGGGATTCTTATTTTATTCGTCCACTTCTAACTGATACAACGGTGACGGATGGAATCAAGCTTCTTGCTACATTAAGACAAGATTATCTTGTAAACACAACTGATACTCCTTCATTTGAATCAAACTTCCACAATCTCATTCCACTTAAGGTAGCACAAGACTGGTATCTAACATATCCAGATAAGTATAATCCTCGCATAGACAAAAAAGTTCAAGAACTAGAATCACAATTAATTTCTTTCTATCAAGACAGGACTCCCAATGTCGCAAGATTTAGAGAGACCTCCGATGATAGGGGCTTAAAAAATTGGTAAAACTAAGCGTTGTAATTCCATCTTGGAAAGACCCATTACTCCATAAAACAATAGAGTCTCTTTTAGAGAACACTGGACTTGGAGACCAAATAGAAATTATACCAGTTATTGATGGTTATGAGCTAATGCAACCGTTAAGTACTGATCCACGAGTTAAACCAGTATTCCAGGAAAAT